GTAAAGCATGGATTCTATGAGAATCAGATTGATATTGACCAGACAATCGACCTTATCTGCACTGAGCTTGGGGAAATTATCGATGCAGACAGAAAAGGAAAACATTCCGATTATATCAGATACAAGGAATCACTGAATTCTATTGTTTTGAATAAAAATATCGATTTAAACAACAAAATGTATGATATCTATATGAAAGACACTATTGAGGATGAGATAGCCGATGTTTTCATCCGTATTTTTGATCTTGTTGGATATCTTGGGAAACCATTAAAACCATGCCACAAGGAGTTCCATTATGGATTATATAAAAATATTCGCATTGCGTTTAATACAGTCACATCCCTCAATCTTCCATTGTTAATCAATCTTTCAAAAACATTGAAAATAATGGAAGATACCAGTATGGATCTTCGAATTGATGCCGAGACTTTTATCATCCAGAAAATGATTTATAATCGAAATAGACCATACAAGCATGGAAAAAAGTATTGAAAACAAAGGGTGTGATTTATTTCACACCCTAATATTTTATTCCAGTTGACATAAGTTTTGCGACATTTTGTTTTGCAGTCACTTTTCTCATTTGTTGCTCATGAACGCTGTTCTTTAATTGGGTTTCAAGCAAATCATATTCATGGAATCCCCAACGATGCAAATCAAGCTTATACCACATTGCCAATGCATATACAGTGCAGTCAAGTACCTCATTCCTGTCATGGGTTGTTTTCCATGACCCTTTTTTGTTGCTCTTTCCTGATGGAGTGTATTCTTCTGATGTAAGTTGCCTGTAATATTCCTCATCATAGTCATCAGGGAAATACATCATGTTCGGAGTCTCTATTATCTTGCCGTCCTGAATAAGCTCGACCTTGAGCAAATTAGAATACACCTCCGCCTTAAGCGTGGATACTCCTACGTCATAGCACTTATATATCGAGCCCCTGAATTGGTTCGTCCTTGGATCCTTGCTGCCACCACCCTTGTCTTCCTTTTCCATGGAAATCCTTGAAGAAAGGGAATCAGAACCTCTTACAAGGTAGAATCTTGGGCAGTGCATCCGCATCCACAAGGCGTTTACCTGTGGTGTCGCATGAGCCCTATCCATGGCGTTTGCCATTGGCTCAAGCCAAACCCCATCCTCACGCAGGAACCTTGCCCGCAAAACCTGGGACTCGTAATCATTCCAGACCTCGTTATTCACATCATCAGTCTTTGTCCCTGGAGGACAGAATAATTGGAGATAATCAATGGACCATGAACGCCCATTACGTCCCCATCCCTTTATCTCAACCTCAATCCTGTTGTCCTGTACATCCGCCCCCGTTGTGATAACCAATACTTCTTTCGGCACCGTCCGCTTATGATAAATACTTTCCTTTAATGCTTTCCTGTAAAGTGTTTTCCAGTCCGGCCTATCATTCGCCTCGATATATGGCAATGCAAGCACATTGTTGTAAAATGCCTTCATTCCCTCATGCTTCCCTGATTTTATTCCAGCTTCAGCATTGAGAAACTCTACTACGAAATCAGACCATTTTTTCCATGGTGAACATAGTCCTGGAAGCCAGAACCCGATTGAAGTTGGGTCTGTTGGCGTTTTGTTTGTTGGGATCCATTCGCCTTTTTCGATCATATGCCTTTTGTAATTCTCATCAATCCTTATCTTGCATTTTGGACATTCATACCATACCGAATCAACCCTTGTCCCCTTGTATGAATATTTGAAATTTTCCCATTCGAATTCAATTTTTTCATGGCAATGGGGACATGTTACAAATAGATGGCGCATGTCAGTCTGTTCATACTGCTGTACAATTTTGCTCCCCTTGTTCGTTGTCGTTGATGAAATGATTATCTTTTGTCTTCCGCTATAGGTGTTTGACCGCTCAGTAGCCAATGAATCAACGGAACCTTGCCCCTCAACATCATCCGGCATTTCATCGAACTCATCGATGATAACAATCTGGCATGCAGTTGATTTGAGTGAAGCAGCAGATTGTCCGCTTGCAAGTTTGAGAAACCCGCCTGAAAACTCCTTATAGACGGCGGTATCACCCTTCGAGTTTGACCTTGAGCTTCCAATTCTCTCCTTCAGGTCGGAGTTAGCGTCAATCATTGGATTTACCCTTGTCTTAATGAGCAGTTTCCCTTCTCTGTCATTCGAGAAAACAAAAAGGATGGATGTAGGTGAATTCACCGCATAATAATAGATTACATTCAGCTCAAGTTGGGTTTTCATGAGCTGTGTTCCCGTATAGAGCACTATTTTCTTGTATTTTGATGATGGACTGCAAGCATCCATTGGCTCTTTTGCATAAGGTGTCCGAGAAATCCGATAAGGTCCGGGTTCGGCTGCAGGTGGAGGAATTATCAAATGTCCGTCACAAAACTCACTTATCGATATAAGCGGTTGGGGTTGCAATATCTGGTTTATCTGTTTCCAAAGCCATTCCCGTGATTCTGAAGGTTTTATCTTATGGGTTTTCTTTTCTTTTTTCACTTTTACTTTCTTGGTTGGCTTATTTTTTGCTTCTATATTTTTTTGCAATCGTTTCAGCCTCCCTGTCAAGTTCATCATGTTTCGTTTGTATATCGGTAAGGATTGTATGGGTTTCCTTCTCCATGATATTTTTTATATCTGTCTGGAACATAGCCCAGTCACCCTCGTTGAATTCCATTCCTTTTGCAATCATTGCTCCCTTTATTATTCCAAGTATATCAAGGGATGTCCTGCTCGGAAGCGCAAGGATACCAGCCTTTATTGCACTGAGTGTAGTTGTTATCACCCCTACCATGTCTGCCTTTGGTATAAGCTCCCCCCGATATATTTTCTCCTTGCTTTCCTCCTGGGAAGCCTTTGCCTTTTTTATCCGATAGTCCTGCCACGCAACGGTATCTCGCTTTGGGGGTTTGCCTATATCATCCGATGATTCTGGTTTTTCGCTATCGCTTGAATCATTGTTTATATCATCGAAATCAGGTGTAACAGGGATGTCGGGAATTTTTGCAATGTCAGATATATCAGGAATCGATGGTGTTTTTCTTTTCCTTTGCTTGCTGTTGTTTGCTATTCCTTGTGATGCGAGTGAATCCACCCTATTATCACCCCATGATTCTTTTGCTTTAAGCCAGTCTATTTTCCCTGTCTTCTTGTCAAGATTTATGCGTCCACGTTGCAACCCCCTTGTGACCTGAGATTTGTTCACCCCCATTCTTCTTGCAAATTCGGCTTGTGATATCAGTTCATTCTTTATTTTTCCCATTTTGCCAATTCCTCAATGCAATAGATTTTATGGGTTGTGTTTGATTCCATCTCAAGCTCACCATCCTGAGGAAGCTCCAAGCAAGGAACCCTTGAGAGCTTATTCTTGTCTATGGTGCACCCTATTTGTCTCGCATAGCCAAGAAGTTCTTTCCTTCCCATGCAGATATGTTGGGTACCATCGGTGAGATTATGGATAAGATAATCGATTATTCGTGAATCCATGTCATATCCTCGCTTAACAATAGTATACACTATATGTAGTGTAAAACAAGCATCTAAATCTTTTTAACACCACAAATAGGCATAGATTGATAAAAATAGTTGTAAAATATGTTATTTTAAGCTCACAATATGAGCATGGCATATACCGAGCAACGAATCAAAGCAGAGGCTAAATTGGCTATTTGGGAAGAGGCAGAGGAGCGCATTGCCATTTCTGGGCAGTCATATGTCTTTGATGATGGTGATATGCGACGCGAGGTCACAAGGGCTGATGCGAAGTTTGTTCGATCTATGGTTGTTTTTTACACTAACAAGATAGCAAAGCTTGAGCGTCTTGAGAATGGATATACAAGTGGGAACATTGCACATGCAAGGGGTGTTTGATGAAAAATGGAATACCTATCAATAAAGGCATAAAGACAGGGCCAAAGCTGGTTGGCCAGTCCATCTACAATCCGCCCTCACGCTCGCATCAGACAGAAAATTACCATCCATTCTATCCTTCAAACCAAGATTGGAATATGTCGAATGACCATATGATTGGCCAGCAAAGGACATCAGGGCTTTATTTTGAGAATGCGATAGCCGCCGGGATAGTCGACTCAATGGTTGATGGGACAATCGGTGGTGGTCTTTCTCTTGAAAGTAACATAAATTACAAAGTTCTTGGGTTAAATGCGGACGAAGTAAAAGATATCCAGCAGAAAATCGAGGGATATTGGGAAACATGGAAAGAGAATCCCATAATGTGTGATGTCCATAAGAAATTAAGTTTCGGGTCATTGCAGAGGGAAGCTTACAGAAATGCCTTATCAGCGGGGGATATGCTTGAGCATATAAAGATCGCACGTCCATTCGGAAACTATGGAACCGCATATCCGCAGATACAGAACATAGCGGGCCAATCAATCATGTCACCGAACAATAGTGACACTGATCTTATAAATGGCGGTATCGAATGTGATGCAAGCGGATGCGAGACTGCCTATCATATTGTGATCGGTAAAAGCCCATATGATTTCAGGACGCAACGTGTTACCCGTTATGGAGTTCGATCGGGACGTTTGCAATATAATCTTGTAATGTTTGGTGATGTGATACCAGGCCAGAGACGTGGACGATCCATATTGCTGAGGGTTGCAAACCAGCTTATACAGATTGACCGATATACCGAGGCGGAGATTGTAAAGGCTGTCATCCAATCAAATATAACATTGTTTCTTGAAACAGCGGACAATGCCGATACAACGGGTTCAAATGACCCGATGAACAATCTGAAAGAGAATTCGGATATCTGGGATAGGAGCAATGTGAACGGAGATAACTCCGAGACGGCGAAGACCAAAGAGGCACAGGAACAGCAACTATCATTCGGACCTGGGTTTATCTGGAGGTTGCCTACCGGGGTAAAGGCGAATCTTCCAGAGAGCAAGGCTCCTGTAACGCAATTCTGGGATTTCTTGCAAGCACAACTCAAGGTGGTGAGCATGGGAGTGGGAATACCCTATGAAGTCCTACTTAAATGCTTCAATTCCAATTATTCCGCATCACAGGCATCAATACAGAGCGCAGCACGTGGCTGGAAAATCGCAACTGACGAGTTCGCATATAAATATAACCAGCCGGTATATGAGCAATTCATGGAAATGCTTGTAAGACAGGGAATAATTGAATGTGATGGATTTTTTGAGGATCCTATCAAGAGGCTTGCCTGGTGCTCATCCATTTGGAAAGGTCCCGCAATGCTTAATATTGATCCGGTGAAGAATGTTAAGGCTTCCATCCTTGCAATCGAGGCTGGATTATCCACGAGGGAAATCGAAGCAAAGCGATTATATGACAATAAGTTTGATGCGGTTCTTGAGAAGATCGGGACAGAGAACAAGCGAATGGGTCAATTGGATATTCCTATATACACTTCTTCAGCCCTTCTTGGTGCGCTTACTACTGATGATGGATTGGATGAAGAAAGCCAGAATTCAAATGATAAGGGGGGTACAAAATGACCGAATACAAATTATACGCGATAGATGAATCCGCACGTACCCATATAAATTCCCATTTTGATGTTTCCTATTCCG